AAGAACGGTGATTATGTTCAGTTTGCTACTGGTGCGTTGACCTTCACATGTATGGAGGACAACAACAATACTCAGCACACATATCCTAGAGTTAGTGATCCTGTTGCTGGTAAGTGGTTGGAAGTTTCTAATGTAACTTCAACTACATTTGAAGTACAAGTATTGGATGTTCTTCCTTCTACCAACGTTACTGCTCATACATTCGTAAGTGGTTCTGCTAACGGTATTACTCAGAAGATTGACAGATCATATGATCAGGCAATAGAAATTACTGGTGTTACTGCTGATACTATCACAGTTAATGTTGGTTCTTCCAGTCAGACTACAGACGTACATACTTTCGTATCTGCACTTACAGGTGCTGTTAAGTCTGGTGGTGGATATATTCACACATTTAAGTCTGCTGATGCAGGTGCTGTTAAGACAGGTGGTAACTACCTACACACATTTGTATCTGCTACCTCTGGTGCTTTAGTTTCTGGTGGTAACTATGCACATATATTTGTTAGTGCTGTTGCTAATGGTTTAACAAGATATGATGGAACAGTAACTCTAGATGTTGGTACATCTTCTAACACTACTGCACATACATTTGTTAGTGCTATACCTAAAGCAATTACTACTGGCGGTAACTATACTCATTCATTCATTGATGCTAATCCTAATGGTATTAAGAAAGCTAATGATCGTGTAAGAATTGATTATGGTGCATTGACATTTACTTGTGACATGGATGGTCACAATAGTCAACATGCATATCCACGTATTAGTGACCCTGCATATCAAGAGGATCTACCAATCGCAGCTTCATCTGTTAATCAGATAACTGTTAACATTGGTAAGACAACTCAAGGTAATCTTGATGTAAGTAATGCAGCTTATAATCCTTCAACTGGTGACCTTACTGTTACTGTTGGACCACATGAGTTGGAGCCTGGTCAAGACATTAAGATCATTGGTAACTCTATCAAGTTCTCATGTAATAAAGATAACAATGCAACAGACCATGCATACCCTAGACCTACTGACCCTGCTGGAACTACATCTTTACCAGTTAAGTCTGTTGGTTCTACTTATCACAGTGCATCAGATGCTTCTTACAATCCCTCAACTGGTGAATTATCATTAGTAGTTGCTAATCATGGATTCACTGACGGCGATAGAATTAAGATTGCTGATGGATCTCTTACATTCACATGTGATATGGATGATAATGCTACTGAGCATGCTTATCCAAGACTTAAGGATCCTGTTAATGGTAAGTGGTTAGAAATTTATGGTTCAACAACAAGTTCCTTCAAGGTTAATGTTGGTCAGGCAGGTGCTTCTCAATCATATACACCAACTGCTGCTACATATACTCCTGCAACAGGTGATTTGGTATTAACTATACCTAACCACAATATTCCTCAAGGTAAGAGTATCAATATAGCACAGAACTCATTGAAGTTCAGTTGTGCAATGGGTGATACTTCAGAGATTAAGACTTATCCTCGTTTAACTGATCCTATCATTACTAATGGTGCTGTTGTTACCAATTCTACTGCCACACAAGTTACAGTTAATGTTGGTGCTTCACCTCTAGTTAATCATACTCCAACAGGTGCAGCTTTCGATCCTGCAACTGGTTTGATGACACTGATTATTGGTGCTCATAGTGTTAGTGCTGGTGATTCTGTTAAACTTTCTGATGGTGCTGTAACATTCACATGTGCTCAGGATAATAACGCTACTAATCATGCATATCCAAGAACAACTATTGATACACACACAGTATCTGATGCTTCTTATAACCCTACTTCTGGTATCCTTACATTAACCAACTCTGGTCATGGTATGCGTGTCGGTGATTGGATTAAGATAGCAGATAATTCTCTAACATTTACATGTGCTCAAGATAGCAACGCTACTAACCACACATATCCACGTTCATCTGATCCTATCAGTGACAAGTGGGTTAAGGTTTCTGCTGTAACTATTGATACATTTGCTATTCAGGTATTAAATTTTGCACCATCTACTAACACTACTACACATACATTTGTAAGTGCTACTCCTAATGGTGTTTCTCAGAAGAGAGATAAGTCATATGATGCTCCTGTAATTGTTACTGCTACTACTGCTGATTCAATTACACTTGATGTTGGTAAGTCTTCTGATACTACAACACATCTATTTGTTTCTGGTCTTGCTGATTCTGTAATCACTGGTGGTGATTATACTCACACATTTATATCTGCTGATTATGGTGCTGTTGTTGCTGATATAACAGAGAATAAGTTTACACCAACAGGTGCAAATTATGACCCTGCTAGTGGAGATCTTACTCTAACAATCGGTAGTCATTCTCTTGCAGTTGGTGATGGAATTACTATTGATGACAACTCATTGACATTTAAGTGTCAGATGGATGAGGAACAGTCAACCAAACTTTACCCACGTCCAGCAAACAAAGCTCTTACAGCTACAACTGGTACGACATATAATCCTACAAATGGTATTGTTTCTATTACAACTACAACCAATCATGGATTGATGAATGGTGACTTCGTTAAGATTACTGATGGTGCATTAACATTCAGTTGTGGATTCAATGGAGCAACAGGTACTGCTGCTGAGAAATCATACCCACGTCCTAGTGACCCTGTAAGTGGTGAGTGGATTAAGGTTTCTAATGTATCAGCAAATACATTTGAGTTCCAGTGTCTTGCTGGCACACCGTCTACTAACACTGACGCACATACATTTGTAAGTGGTGTTGCTGATGCTATCACTCGTCAGACTGGAAGTGACTATGCTTCATCTAGATCACTTAATATCATTGGTAGAACTGCAAATACAATCACAGTTAATGTTGGAGGAGCTGGAGATAACCAGACATGGACTCCTACTGCTGGTGATTATAATGCAGAGACTGGAGATTTAATTCTTACTATTGGTCAGCATGGTCTTCGTGAGGGAGCAAATATTGTTCTTAAGGATAATTCTCTAACCTTTACATGCTCTAAAGATAACAACACATCAAATCATAGTTATCCACGTCCAGGAATAGATCCATTTGCGGGTGAGAAATCTATCCCTGTTAACAGTATTGGTGCTTCTGTTCATAGTGCTGCTGGTGCAAGTTATATTCCTGAGACAGGTGTTCTTACTTTGACTGTTACCAATCATGGATTCTCTAATGGAGATTATATCCAGATTACAGACGGTTCACTGGTGATGACATGTGACCTTGATGGTAACACAGTTTCCAAAAATTATCCACGGGCAGGATTTGACTACCCAAGTTCAAGGTGGTTAAAGATTGCTAATAAGACTGCTAATACATTTGATGTTAATGTAGGAATCTCTAGTGATACTACAAATCATACATTTGTATCTGCTGTTGGTAATGGCATTAAGAGACAGAATGGTACCATCACAGTTAACATTGGTGCATCTCCTCTAATCAACTACACACCAACTAATGCTTCTTATAATGCATCTAGTGGTGATATGATTCTTACCATTGGAGTACATGACTTACAGAATGGTGAGAAGATTAAGTTAGCATCTGATTCCTTAACATTCACATGTACAAAGGATAGTAATGCAACTAACCACACATATCCTAGAGTTACAGATCCAGCATACGATACTGATCTAGAAATCAAGGATGCTACAACTACAACTATTACAGTTAATGTTGGTGCTGGTGCTGTTTCAGATCAGTATGATCATACATTCGTAAGTGCTACAACAAATGCTGTTATCTTTAATCAGAGATATACTCATACATTTGTGAGTGCTGTTGCTAATGGTGTACACTTTGAACCACAGTCACCACATACATTTGTAGCTGCTGTTGCTAATTCTGTTAAGCATTATCCTACTGCTGTACATACATTTGTTAGAGCAGTTGCTAATAATATTGAGAAAGAATCAGGAACATTTACTGTTAATGTTGGTGCTGCTGCTCTTGCTGATCAATATCCACACCAGTTCAAGAGTGCATCTGCTGGTGCTATTCAAACTGGTGGTGCTTACTTCCATAAGTTTGTCAGTGCAGTAACTAATTCGATACACAAAGTATTCACTATTGCTGGTAACCAACAGTATCATAATCAAGATTGTATTGATGATGTTGTTGATCTACTAGAAGCAGTTGGTGATAACATTGCTTACGGTGGTAATGATAAGACATGGGATGCTGCTTATTCATATAAGACTGGTGCTCATGTTGCTGGTGAGGAAGAAGAAACCAATTATGTATTTGAGCAAGCACGTGAGATGGCTGCTCAAGCACTCAGAAACCAGAAGATTCTTGTTACTGGATCACATGGATTATCACAGGTATTTGATAAGAGTATCACAGCTAATGAGGCTGATCCCCCAACAGATAGATTTGGTGATGCTCGTAACTTAGTTGTTGCTAACAAACTACTCATTGCTGATGAAGCATACGAGAGAATGTTGGTACAACATCCTGGATTTGTTCCTCCAACAGGTAACCAACAGGATTGTAAGGATGACATTGTAGACTTCGTAGAAGAAGTTTCATACAACTTAGCATTCGGTGGTAACGATAGAGTTTGGGAAATGACCGATCTCTATGTACAGGGTATGGTTGAAGAGGTTGCTGGAGAAGAAGCACAAACTATCGAAGCACTTAATCATGCACGTGATTTGATGATTCAAATCGCTAGGAATGAGAACATTGTAACACTTGGTTCTCATGGACGTACACAGGTTAGGGACACTACCATAACTGCTAACGCAGCGACTCCTGTAAGTAACAGACATGCTGATGCTAAGGACTTAATCTTATCTAACGTTGAGTTTGCAGCAGAGATTGCACTGGGTAGAATGATCGCTCAGTATCCTTCATACACATGGGGTTCTGGTTATAGTTCTACTGATTGTCTTGATGATCTTAAGGATGTAGTTAAAGTTGTTGCACATAACACAGGTTATGGTGGTAACCATAGAGTATGGGATGCTGCTAACCTTTATGTTGCTGGTGCTCATGCTTCTGGATCTGAGAATGAAACTATCTTTGCATTCAATGCAGTACGTGACATCATCAAAGAGATTGCTACTAATGTAGATGTTACTGTTGGTGGTCATACATCATTAAGTCAGGTTAAGAATACTACCATCACTGATGGTGTAAGCAATGGAGACTGCAACGTTGTACTCAGTGCTATTGATACATTAGTTGCTATCTTAACTGGTACAATTACTAATCCAGCATCACTACAAGGTATAACACGTACAGATTCTCTTGGTCCTTGTGAGGATATGAGATCTGCTGTTGGTGTTCTTACTAAGATTGTAACTGATGCTATTACAGATCCTAGTACATTATCTGGTAAGAAGCATACAGTAACTGGATCAACTTATGATCCTTCATCTGGTGCATTAACTCTGACCATTGGTGCTCATAGTTATACAAATGGAACTAGTGTTCATATCATTGACAACTCTTTGACATTCACATGTGCTAGAGATAACAATGCTACTCAGCACACATATCCACGTACAACCGACCCTGTATCTACAAATGATCCCACCATTACTGGCACTACTGCTACCTCAATCACGGTTAATGTTGGTGTATCATCTGATACTTCAGCTCATACCTTCGTCAGTTCATCGGAAAAAATAGTAGTTGGTGGAGTTACAAGAACTGCTTCTGTTGGATCTTGTGAGGATGTAAGATCAACACTTAACTCACTATTCAAGATTGTTATTGATACAGTTGAAACACCAACATCACTTGATAGTGTAACAAGAACTATTTCTAATGGTGCTTGTCAGAGTGTTGCATCTACAATCACAACTCTATTCCAGATAATTACTGGAACTATTAACTCTGCTAGTTATCTTGATAGCATTGAAAGAAACCCTGTTCCTCTTGGTCTAGAGTTTGGTCCTTCTATTAATGCTAACGCAACTAGCACTAACTCTTACCTATACTTCGAGTTAGCTAATGCAGTATACACAACTCTAACTACAACACCTAACAATTCAATCACACAGAATACAACGTATCCACAGTGTGTTGATCAAGCAAATGCTATTCGTCAGTACTTCTCTAACATTAGCACAATTATCCAAACTGGATTGGGAACTGTTCCACGTAGTGAACCGTCACAGTTGTCTACAGCATTATCATCTAGAGCAACAGTATTCACCCTTACACAAGGTGCTGGATCTAATCCACATGACCTTGAGACAGGTACACCAGTAAGATTGGTTCCACGTCCACGTTATGATATTGCTACCAGTTCTTATGTTGATGTTGATAAGCGTTTTGTTAGACTTCCTAATGGATTCGCAACCAACCAAGAGTATTATGTAATTGCTCCTGCAAGGAACACTAAGCCAGAGAATTATGGAACCTCCACTACATTCAATGGTACTGATCAGACTAAGTTAATGCTTGCAAGCAGCAAAGAAAATGCTGCTGCTGGTATCTACTTACATTCTGCTGAGGTAGAAGATATACATCCAGACGTAGAGATTGATCTATATCAATTTGTTCTTGATGATAACTATGATCTACACCAGTATGCTTGTGTACTCGATGGTATAAGCAATACTAACATCCGTACAGATGTTCCTCATATATTTGATGTTCCATTCTCTAATATTACAGGTCACACAGTATTCTTTAGAGAAAGAGAAGGTGGTGCTTTACCTCTAGTTGGTGCAGCATATGCTAGTGATACTACTGTTGCTGATAGCAATGGTAGACTGTTAGGTAACAAGTATTTCTATGCTAGGTATCAAACAGAGAAAGTCTTCACTATCCACAAGACTAAGAGTGATTCAGAGAACGGTGTCAACCCAATAACATATCAGCCAGGTACTTACGACTTTAATGTCTTCGCTAACAAGCGTGAGTCACCAATGCGTTATGACCCAACGTTTGTTAATCCTAATACCAACCCAATAATATATGGTAAGTGGTACTTACAGGTTGAGAATGATAATGGTACAGAGCAGATCATCAAGAGACTCAGAGAGTATGCTGATGGTATTGATAAGACAAATGATTCTTGGTTCGAAAGAATTAAGGATGAGAGACCTGCTAATGATAGACTATATCGTTTGCGTTATGTTATACCTCAGTACCTACAGTCTGTTAGAGATCCACTTAACGGATTCACTATCAAGACAAGGACTGACGAGACTAGAAGGTTAGTACCTCAGAAACTAATCCTTAAGCCTGTTTCTGGTAACGTAACTAAAGCACGTTTCTCTAACCCAGTACAATCTAATGAGTACATTGGTTATACTAAGGCAGACTTCATTAACTTCAGTCTTAATGATGAAGTAGCATACGATCCATACAAGAAGGATCTCGTAGGCAATACACAGTTTGCTAAGGTTATTACATCACAGAACTATATCTCCATGACTATTCAGTCTGGTAGATATGTTACTCAGGGTGCCGATGATTTCTTAGAACTAACTGTATTTGAACAGGCTGTTACTAATCCTGCTCTACTTAATACTAAGTTTACTACACTTAAGATTACTGCACCTCAAGGTGGATCTTTCACTGCTAGTAAGACTCAATCTACAACCAGTAACAGAATTGAATGGTCTGGTAATACAACTGGTTATGGTTATCTACATGCTATCCTACAGGTTCCAGGTACAACTACTTGGCACATGATCCTTAAGGATGTTGTTGGTAAGATTGACTATGATTCTATCGATAACACAAGGTTCAGTCAAGGTACAGCATTCGCTGATCTACTTGCTGATGCTGACTTTGGTAAGTCATTGGTACTTAAGGATCTTATCAAGAAAGGTTATCCTGAATACTATTACAGACAGAATGGTTCTGGCATCTATACTATCACACCAGGTGATATTATTGAAGATGATGCAAGCATCCAATACTATGTTGATTCAGTAGAAGATGTTGGTCAGATTGATGACACATTCTATGTCTTCAACACACAAGAGATTCAGAAACGTATCTATGGTCAGCAAGATGGTATTTACTATCTAACTGCTGTTCGTGGTAACATTTCACCACTACCTCAAGGTGCTGGTAACTTAGGTAACTTCAGGAACTTCAAGTTCTCCCAGCCTATCAGCAAACTATATCCTCTAAACTATAAGAACGATCCTCTCTGGTATCAGCAGTTGGATGCAACATTAGTTGATCCACCTCAGTCATATTCTGCTGCTGATAACTATGTTCATGGTCTTGTAAGAGTTAATGACTTCAAGAATTCACTAACTCAAGAGAGTGTCATTGATCTACTTAAGAACAATGCATTCGGAAACAATACCTATACACAGGTCTCTTCTTCTATTGATAACAGACTGAGAGCACAGAAGGGTAACGCTGCTTCTGGATCTGAAGATAGATTAATTCCTATCGCTGGTGATAGTACAGTCGTAGCAGATCAACGATACTACGTTGAACTTCGAAGACCATCTATCGCAAGAGCAGGTAACCACACATTTGAATATCTTGGTTTTGGTCCAGGTAACTACTCAACTGGTCTACCCCAACGTCAAGAGGTTGTACTCACAGAGATACAAGACTTCTATGCTCAGTCTAAGAAAGAGAATGGTGGTATTGTATTCTACACTGGTCTTAACTCAAATGGTGACCTATACATTGGTAACCGTAAGATTGATGCTATCACTGGTGAGGAAGTATTCCTTGAGTCTGCAACATTACAAGATTCTGCTGATGATGACGAGACACTAGGTAATCTAGTTACTACGTTTGATACTCCTGTTACATTTAATGAGTACATCACTGTTAATGGTGGTGAGGCTCAGGATAAGAGAAGTACATTCAACTCACCTGTTCTAATTAATGTTCTCGGAACTGTTAGAAACAACCCTGCGTTGGTAGTTTCTTCCTTCGTTGATCCTGCTATTGATGATGGTTCTCTTGACAGATCAGCGTTCGTTAGAAATGTCGAAACTGGTGGTGATATTGTCATTGCTAGGAATAAAATTTCCGCTGCAATTTTCCAGTTCAATAGTCGCAGAGATGGTCAGGCATACAAGATTCAGACACATGTTGTAGGTGCTGTACCTTCTAACATTACTCCTGATCAAACTGGTGCATTTAATGCAAGTCAGATTGTTCAGTATGGTAATGCTGGTACTCCTGATTCTGGTGATTTCCTACTCAAGGGTGGAAGCATTGGTAAGACTGGATCACTTGGTTGGATCTATTCTAACTACTACACATTAATTGGTAATGCTGTTCCTGAATCCTTCTCCTTTAATAACACTAATGTTATTACACTTACATGGGTTTCACTAACTAACCAGCAACTTGGTATTACATCTGCTTCTGAACTTAGAATCAGTGGATTCTCTGATAATGATTTCAATGGCACATGGCAGGTTATATCAAATGGATTTAATCCTGCTGCTAATACATTACAGTTTGCTATCGGTGCAACTAAGAACACTGTAAATAATCAGAACCCAAGAATGTGGTCTGATGAGGTTACTACTAATCCTAACATTAGACTTGAGTACTCTAACTCCAATTGGAAGGAGTGGGGTGTTATTGGTGCTGAAGCACTTAGAACAGAGACTGATGCTATTGGTGATTACAAACTTGGTATTAACACAGTTGGTAGATCTGATAAGGCATCCTTCGAAACAAACTTCGTTGATGCTAAGACAACTCCACGTGCTAACTTAGATGTTGTTGGTACTGCATTCATTAGTGGTAAGAAGATCACTGATTATGCATCACATAACACAGATGCTACTAGAACATATCAGGATCGTACTGATGCACTCATGGTTGGTGGAGATTCTGCCACACCAGAGAATGAAGCAACCTTACGTGTTTCTACCGCTAATGGTGGACGTGTTGGTATTAATGTAACTAACACTGAACTTGATAGAGCACTGGTTGTTGATGGCACATCTAGATTTACAGATGATGCTAAGTTCGAAGAGGACATTGAAATTAATGGTGGTGGTGGAACCAATACTGCACAAGTTAGAACTACTATTACTACAGGTACTATTGAGTTCTTCCCAAGTCTATTTGTTGGAACATTAGACTTTGCACCTACTGCTGGTACAGTTCATGTTGCTAACGATAGCACTGCTGACCAATTCATTCGTGTAGGTAATGCTTCACTCCATAGTAATATATGGATTGGTGCTACTCCTGATACTTCTACTAATATTTCTAAGGTAGAGATAGGTGGTGCTTATAATAATAACGAATCATTATCATTCACACTTATAGGTACTAAGTCATTCAAGACTAAGGGAGACTTCCAGTTAGGTACAGATAGAGGACTACTTGACACTGTTAAGTTATCATCTACTGCTGGAACTGTTGAGTTCTTCTCTGGTAGTTCTGCTACATCTAAACTTGACTTTGCTACCAACGCTGCTGAGATAACAATCGCTGGTAAGGGTGGTACTACAACAATTAGAAACAACCTAGTTGTTGATTCTGCTGCTAGATTTAACTCTGACATCACACTCTGTGGTGGATTTGCTTCTTACTCATTCACAGCATACAGAGCACAAACTGGATCAACTTCATTTGCTCATGCTAGTGGAATACTTGGTAACAATGTATTCAACAGTAATGTTGACTTGGTTGATGTAATAAGACTTGCAAGCAATGATGAAAACTACAACGCAGTTGATACTGCTGGTACTGGTGATTGGGGTGGAGCAGTATTCCAGAATACAATCACACAGATTGCTGGAACTGTTGAACCTCTAACTCTACCAGCTTTAACTGGTGATCAGTACTACTTACCACTTAAGAATCGTCCATACGATTCTAATGGTGTTCAGTACTTTAGTGAGCAGGATATACTACTCATTGATACTGATGACTCAGGTGGTGTTAAGCATCCAGAATTTGTCAGGATTGTTTCTCTTCCAAGAATCAACGTTGCACCTTACTGGATCGTAGTTGAGAGACTACCATTTGGTACATACACTGCTACTAGATCTGATCATAATGATACTACTGCTATCTACAAGTGTATCGTTCAGTACAATGCTACTTGGACAACTACATCTCTAGATGACACAGGTGCTGAAGAGAATGTATACCTATCACAGTTCGGTGGATCTATCGCAATCGGTGATTATATAATCATTGATCGTGAAGACACTACTAACCCTGCTAATGGTGTATTTGATCAGGGTGAGATGTTTAAGGTTAAGTCTCTCCTATCTCAGGTTGCTAAGAAACTATCCATCAAGAATGGATGTGATACTGCTAATGAAGTAACAGTATTTGAAGTTGATTCCACAAGTGGTAACGCAACTATTGGTACTGGTGGAACTACCATTGTCAATGGTACATTCAACCTTAATGGTACTTGCACAACACCATATATTAATGCAACAACCAATAAGAAGTTAACTATAACAAATGGTTCCGACATTACAACCTTCGAGGTTGACACTTGTACAGGTGACACAACTGTTGGTAACCATCATGGTACAGCATTCATGCTTGCTGAACAGTATGGTACATCACCTGCTGCATACACTAAGGGTGTTGATGTTGTCCATGTATACAGACATAATCCAATGTCTGTTATCTCTGGTGGTCCTGCAACAACTACTGCTGATAACGTTGTAACTGCAACATCTAACATTGAGATTCAAGGTAACTTGACATCCTTCACTAAGGGTGACTTGGTTGCAATCTATACTACCAATGCTATTGAGATTATTCAGATTACTGATGATCCTTACACAGGTAGTGGTGGAGAACTATTATTACCAACGTCTTCTAACGCATCATATCCTGCTGGTGGTCGTGGAATGGAAGACACGAGTGCTTCAGCATTCTCTATTGGTGCTAACATTGTTAAGTTAGACAAGTATGATAGAACTACAACACTTCTACATGACCTTCCTGCAACACAGGCTGATAGAGCGACAGCACTCAAGGCTAGATCACCTAATACAAGTGACATTAGACTTGAGATCTCACTTAGAGATGCTGATCTAATTGCTCCTAAACTTGATTATGTAACTCTGGTTAGAATAGGAACTGAATTCTTCTTACCTGATTCTGTTGATGGAACACTTGACGCATTCTATGCGATCAAGATGCCTAAGCAGATCAGAGAACCTAACTCTGTTGGTACTACACCAGTCAAACTATTTGGTGGTGGATCTACAACGATCAATCAAGATCTTGAGATCATGAGTGGTAATATCAGAATGTATGGTTCTGATGGTAAGACACTCGTTATGTCCATCGCTAACGATGATGGTCACTCAGGTGATGGATCACTTGAAGATCCTAAGACAGATACTGCTGGTCTTACACTTAAGGGTGCTGCTGCATTCTACGGTGATCTTAAGATCTACTATGATAACTGTCAGATGCATGGAGTCTGCTCAACCGAGACTTCATTCAGAGTTACCAACAGAGAAGGTAACATCTTGATGGGTGAAACCTTCTATCAGAAAGGTAAGGTATTGTCAGTTGAATCAGCAATTGATCCAATATTCCATATAGATAACTTAGGTGGTGCTGGTACTGGTGGAACTGAAGGTCCTAAGGACTTTAAGATCTATCAAAACAACGCTATTGACTCATTCGGTATTGAGAAATACTGGACAGCAGGTGGTGGTAGGAGACATACTTATGTTGCCTTTGATCCTACAACAGGTATTGGACAACAGCAGGATAATCCGCTACAAGTTAACCAAAACTATCTTATTAATGCTGCTTCTGGAAGTAACATGGTTGTTTACTTACCAGAGAATGCACAAACAGGTGATATGATTAGATTCATTGAACTCAGTGGTAATCTAACATACAACACAAGTCTGATCATCCGAGCTCTTAAGGCTAACAACGTTTCTGTTAACATACAGGGTGATGGTGCTGGTTCAAGAATTGCTTCTGGTGCTGGTCAGTCATTAAATACAGCATGGGATTCAGGTGAGTTAATTATACAGACTCGCAACGCATCATTCGGTCTAGTTTATGCTGGTACTGTTGACGTTGAAGGTTCTGCTTCTGCACAAACTATTCCTCCAGCATTGAGAGGATGGTGGTTAATCGAACTCTAAAGATATGACTGCACTCTATGACTCTATTAAAAGTATGAGAACTGCAAAGGTAGGAACTATCCTACCTTGGAGCGGTGATGGTGGTTCAGGATTTCTTGCTTCCAATATCCCTAAAGGATGGATAGTATGTACAGGTCAGACAATAAAAGCTGCTGACTATCCAATGTTAGCATCAATCATAGGTGATACCTATGGTGGTGACATGACTGATCCAAGTGGGAATCATTATCCATTCCCTTATTATGGGTATGATGATGCTGAGTTTAGGTTACCTAACCTATCCAATAGAGTCATGACTGACCTAGAGAATACTGATCTTAATGATCCAACGTATCAATATGGTCAGAGTGATGCTCAAAGTGTAGTTGGTGCTTTGATTAATGATTATGGTGAGACAACACCAGTTACTACAACCTATGAAGCAACATCTGATATTGATTTCACACTCAATATAGCTGGTAACTTATACTTTAAGTTCACTAACATATCTTTGTTCGCTCCTGATTTTATTGAGACATTATATACATTGAATCGTAAGCTGGGTATTAATCATACTCCTGCTCATGGTCACTCAGATAGTATTGGATCTACTAATGTTAACCCTACAGGTCCAATGACATTTAGGACAGACCAAGGTATTGAGATGACTGGTTCTGCTAGTGTGTACTGTTCCTCTGATGGTCCTAACACTTGTGCTCTTAAGTCTGCTGAACCAACAACGTGGCAAAATGGTGCGACTGCTATCACATTTTATGGTGATGAGAGTCATGAACATACATTACCACGTATGGATAGTTTCATGGAGTTTATTACCGACAGTTCTAATAAAGATTACTGGGGTAGTGTTCCTGCTGGTGAAGCAAACTGGCGTACTAATGCTAATGATAGAGGATCTGGACATGCTAGTACAACATACACACAAACAATTTTTAGTAGAGGAAATACTGGTCAGCTATTAGATACTGTTCCAGTAGATACACACAAGACTCCAAACCATACTGGTATGTTCCCAAGACCAATGGAGTATAGGTCTAGACCAAACTACTTTGGATATGATACAGGATCACCATTAAGATCGGATGGTTTAGTAGACGATCCTGAGACTGCACCAGTGTTCAGTGTTTCTGGTTGTATACTTGATGCTACTAATAAAATTATATTACCTAATGGTACTGATCTTAGGAGAACTTATGGTACTGCACCAGATACATGGCAGCAGTGGGATAAGATAACTCCATTGATGTATGTTACACCAGTTAATGTTGATGATAAGTATGACGTATTAAGAGAAGGTACATTTGTGCAGACAATGGAAGCTGCTCAGGACGTTTCTGTTAATCCGACACCACAGTGGGAGATTACTCTCAACTCATCAACACTAGTAGCTGGTACATATGATTTGAAGTTTAGGCATGGTTCATGGCCAGTGTCAATGAACTTAGGTGCAGAGAATAAGGATCCAATTCAATCTTCTTATAGAGCACATAATCATGGTAGTTTTGAAATACAGCAGGGTATAGGGTCGATGGCTGGTCCTCCATCACATGTAGCATCCAATGCTGATGGTTCTGCATTACAGGCACAAAGTCTTGAAAATGCACTAAATATTTCATGTGATACTACACAACCTTCCATAACGATGACATTCATCATCAAGGCATTCTAATGGCAGTATTCTATTCAAAAGAGAGAGCAAAGTATGGTAACTTGACAGGTCAAGTTATTATATGGGCAGTCGAATATGAAGGGTTACCTGACGGTGCTCTTAATGCAAAAAATTTACCTGCTGGTTATTTAAAATGTGATGGTACAAAATACTATGCAGAGAAGTATCCTCAACTCGCTGCTATATGTGGTACAGGAAATGACTGTAAGTTTATCAGGAAGAATAGTGATAACACAAATTTTGATACATTAACTGATGCACAGTTTATGGTCCCTGATCTTGGATCTAAGTATCCAGAACCAACGTCAGGTGCTAACGCAGGATTATATAATAATATAAGATTAAAGAATTCATTAGATAATGAAGTAAGTCGTTCAGGTATTGCTATTGAAGCAGTATCTGCTATTGGTACTAACGTTAGAATAGATTATAGTGGATCTATTTCAGTACCAAGTCAAGAGATTGATGTTCGTGGTAAACCATCATGGGTATATGCTGGAACAACACACCGTACAGATAGTGAAGGTGTTGAGGAGAATGCTCTACATCCACACTCACATTTCCACTCAGCAACAAGAGCAAGGAACCACGCATTAACAGAGACTGGTACTAATGCTCCTATGCCTATGGGACAACTTGGTAGAAGAAATGCATCTACTATTCCTATCCAAGAATGGTTAGATGAAACTACAAATAGTAGTGGTGATCCTGGTTCAGGACAAATGCCATGTATGGCTATAGATAAATGGTCTCCAGGTTCAGGTGGTGGTGCAACATCAACACAGGGATTGCAGGGTACTATCTATTGGGGTCATTGCATCTATGGTGCTGGTGATCAATACAGATATAATTGTCTATTGAATTCAACATTAGGTCCATTACCAAGAGGATCAATGGATGGTTCTGCTGATGATTCTAACATCGCACGTTACAGAAACAACTTCCAATATCTTATTGGGTGTAGTGAAGGTGGTGGTGCCATTGCTAGTAGTACATTAACAGTTAATGCAACATATCTTCAGGGTGCAGATGGTGTACCTGATGATTTTCTAGGTAATAGTTTATATGATGTATTACCATTGCAGTCAAATGATTCAGTTGTTACTGGTCGTGCGACAACAGACTTAGAAAATACTACAACAGATACAGTTGAACTATCACGTGAAGCAGGAGTTGATCCAACTATACATAATCACAGGGTTGACATAGACAAAGGTGATCATAACTATCAGGTTAAGACAAATGCTATTGTTATTCCACCAGAAAATTTAGAAACTACAATGACTATTGGAGCAGATAACTCAGTGTCTATTGATGCTGCATGTTCTCCGTTCATAGTTATGGAATACTTAATTAAGATCTAATGACATCATCACAACTATACAGAAATGCTCGGACAGGTTTCTACACAGATCTTACCGTAGATACAACTCCAGTGGGTGCTATTGTACCCAATTTAAAGACTGGCACAAACTCATATGATCATAGTTTTGTCAAGTTTGGTGCTACCACATTTCCTAATTTAACAGAGACTACTGGTAATGCATACCAAGTAGCAGATGATCCTGCATATACTCATGATGGTTATTTGTATTGTAATGGTGATGAGTATAATATTCGTGATTTTCCAGGATTGTATGCAATTGTTGGTAACAAGTATGGTGGTAGATCCAGTAGTGGTATTGATATAACAAATGGTGGATCAGGTTACACAACAGCTCCATTAATATCAATCACTGCTCCTGGTGGCGGATCTGGAGTGCAAGCAACTGCTGCTGCAATAGTTGAAGCTGGAGTAGTTATACGTGTTGATGTTATTAATCCTGGATCAGGATACACATCAGCACCATCAGTACAATTTACTGGTGGTAATGGAACAGGTGCTGCTGCTGTTGTAAGAATTGATCTTGAGGATGGTTCTATTGCAAGTATTAATACTAATAATGTAATGGACTGGTGGGGTGCTGATAATATGGGTACATTTAAAGTACCCGATTTAAGAACTAAAAAGGTTGTTGGTAATGGTCCTGTATTTGGTAACAACTCTCCTAACGTTGGTAACTCTACACTTGGAGTTGGTACATGGTATCTTGATAAGAATCAGCAAGATGAATACTTCTCACTTGGTAGGATAGTTACTACTGGATATGAGAATGTTGTTGAGACTGTTGAGTGTAGTATTATTGGTCAACAACAAGTTACAATATCTATGAGAGAGACCAAACTTTCTGGTGCTCCTCAACATAGTCACACAGTATATCATACAATACCAGGATTTAATGAATATCCATCAGAAGCATCAGGTGATAGGTATCTACAAGACTATCGTGAAGGTAAAGGTAGACTGAGTAGATGGTATCCTACTGGTGGTATTGTATTCACACACAAGCATGGATTATTAAGGAGTCCTATCACAGATAATACTGTTGCTACCTATGATGTATTCGATGCATTTGGTGGTGCTGCTGGTACTGGATCACTTAAAGATCCAACAGTAGCTGCAAATGAACAGTTTTATATGGCATCAGGTGCTCAAGGTGCTGGTTCTTATGTGTTCCAGACTTATATACCTGACCCAGTAATGAAACAGTTCACTGGATCATCTAATATAGGTGGTAGAACAGTTAACACTGGTGGTACTCCTGTCTATGATTACTCAGATGAATGGTCATACTCATCACCAGGATCATACAGCATCAACTTAGGAAATATTTCAGGTACACCAGACAGATTAATCTATGAGGTTAAAGCTGGTGGTGGATCAGGTGCTGCTGGTAATGTTGGTGGTAATGATGGTGGCAACAGCACAATGGTAGTTGGTAGTGATCTTAATTTAGTTGCTGGTGGTGGAAAAGGTGGTGGTGCATCCAATGGACAGCAAGGAGGAGACGGTGGTGATGGTGGATCAGCAACCGAAAGTGGTAGTGTCTCAGCCATGGGTAGTCAAGATGGACAAGATGGTACTAACGGACAGAATGGTCAGACATCAGATGGTTGGCCAACGGCACAATATCCAAATAATCCTAACGGTGGTGGTACTGGTGGACAAGCAGGAGACTATGGTAATGGATCTAATGGTATAAATCTACTGGTCGGTGGACAAAGTGGTACATACACTCAGACTATTAATGGTGATGGTACATTCAGTACTGCTGGTATTAGTAACCCAACCTCAGTACAATTCACAATAAGAGGTGGAAAGGGTGGACAGGCTGGTTATGGTGCATACTATGGATATAATGGTGGAACAATAGTAGTTGATCTGGTAAGTTCTCAGTTATCTAGTTTTGCAGGTTCTGCATGGTCAGTTCAATCTGGTAGTGCTGCTAGTAGTAGAAATGGTGGAACAGCATCAAGTGGTGCTAATGGTGGCTATGGTGGTGAAGGGCATAGCTATGCAGAAGGTGGCGGTGGTGGTGCCGCATCATTATTAAAGAGAGGAACACAGATTCTAGCAGGAGCTGGTGGTGGTGGAGGTGCTGGTGCATCTGGATTTGACGGTGGTGCTGGTACAAATGGTCAAGGACCACCATCAGGTTATTCTCAACCAGACGGAACAACACAGGCATTAGGACCAGGAGCTGGTGGTGGCGGTGGTCACTACGGATGTATTGGTGGTGGAGGTGGAGCTGGCGGTGCTGGTGTCGCTAGAAACGGTATTACATTTGGTGGTAATGGTAACGGTGGAGCGTCAGGTGGTCCTGGCGGTGCTCCTGGTGGAGATGGAGGTCACCAAGGTGGTGGTGCTGGACTGTCAGGTGTTAGTTCTTATCGTACTGATTGGTTTAGTCTTAACTCATTCAGTCATTCAAATAGTGGTAGTGGATCTGCATCTATCACTGCTGTATATAATAATGACTACTGGACCGCTGGAGGCGGTGGTGGTGGAGCAGGTGGACAATGGGGTGGATCAATACAATGGTCACTATTAAATAATCCAGGTTCCATATCAGTAACAGTTGGTGGTGGTGGATCAGGTGTCAATCCAGGTGGACAAACTACTGGATCTACTGCAAGTGGTGATGGTGGATTTGTTAAGGTTGGATTAGGTAAGATTGTTGGATATGTTGGTGGATCAACAGGTACATCAGTAGGTGATGTTATCGCATCTGGATCACAAGACGCAACAGTGTGGGATGTGAATATTGTTGGTGGTGGTACTGGTACTGGTACTGCTGGTAATTTCAAACTACCAACCACACAAGTACCAGATGTTATTATTACTGGTGGTGGTGCAACATCTGACGCTACTGCATCAGTAACTGTGGCATCCAATAAAGTAACAAACATCTCTTTAGATACTGCTGGTGGTGGATACACAGAGATACCATACATCTATGTTATGAATGGTGCTGGTGGTGGAACTAAGATTGTATCTACAATTGATGATGCTGCTGGAGTTGTTGATCAACTATTCTTAACTGCTAATAGTTCACAACAGTATACCAACTATGTCAAGTTCGGTGGTCTCAGTGGTAATACTGGCACACGATTCATTACATTGAATCCAGTTGACACAACCAACACAAATTATTTCTCAATCAAAGCATGTAGAGGTAATGGTGTTAATGGTGGTGATATAGCAGAAGAAGTGTTACGTGTATACTATCAGGCTGCTGATTCAACTGATTGGACATTGGTTGATACTATTATCACACCAGCATCAGTTAGAACTGATCCTATCATTGGTGATGTCCCTATTGTCAGTCAAGCATGGGATGGTGGCAGCGGCGATACTCAATGGTATACTTATTCAGTAGCATTACCAACAGATGCTAAGGCAGTTGGTACTAAGATAAAGATTGAACAACCACGTGCTACACCTAGTGCTGCTAATGATAATGATCTAGACAGTGACCATTATGGTATTGCTGAATTCATTTACTGGAATGAGAAGGTAACAGGTCTTGTATTTGTTCCTACTGCTGGTAAGATCAGTAAACCTGCTGTTGATTCACTATCATATACTGTTCAAGGTGAGACAGGTCCAGGTATTACATATAGTTCTGGTCTTGGTGCTTCTGAAGCAACGTTGACATTGAAATCAACAACTAAGATAGAACCACAGGCTACTATTGACCCTGATATAGATGTTCCTTTGGTTACACCATACTTATTATGTAAGTACTTGATTAAAGCTTTCTAAATATAACGGAGATACTAATAATACAATGGCAGATGCACCAGTACTGCAAGTACAGTTAGATGTTATCAATCAGGAGATTGAGTACAACGGTACACCCAAAACTATTCCTGAATCATATTGGAAGGACACGCTCACTCCACTACTATATCCTTTATGGGATAGTGACAAGGATAAGCTTATCACATTTCAGTGGTTCACTAATGACACATACACTGCTAAACGTAGGAAGTATGTAAAAGACTTTAAGACTGATACATTTCAGTGGGTTGACTATGAGATGGAAGCAGTTGGTGCTACTGAAGCAACTGCATTCAAAGATAAGTTGGTTGATGCATTCTATGTAATTGATTCACTTGAGAATGTTGAGTTCCAAGATGAACTTGCTAGAATGTATTCTAAACAGAAAGCAGTCTCACCATTGAGTGTAAGACTAGCAAGGAATTTCCTATTAGATGAAACAGATTGGACACAGTTAGCTGATGCTCCTATTGATGCTGATACTAAAGCACAGTATACATTGTATAGACAGAAACTAAGAGAACTAACTGATTCTACTGAGTTCACTAATGATGTTGATAAGACTAAGTTCCCTATATCTCCAGAGTTTTATACTAAAATACACAAGGTAGACTTCCCAACTGAAGATTATCTTGCAACTGACTCACAGTTCATTGAGATGGGTAAGCACCGTCTTAAGAAGTTTAGAGATAAGATAGCATATTTCTTGACACTCAAGTCAGAGACTGATAAGACATACTTCAATGATATGTTAGTTGAGTACGAGCACATCAAGACAACTAAGATACTTGGAACACGAGAGGATGAGGACACAGAGAAGAACAGAGATTTCTTAGAGAAACTCATACAAGATGCTACTGATGAACTCAACAAGGGTGGATAATGATGATTACAATAGGTAACGAACTATCTCATTTTGACTTGATGTCCTATTATGCTAATAGGAATCAATGTGCGTTGCTGTACTTTGATCTTAGCACGTATAAGGCTCTCAGTGCAAGTAAGAAAGCGACAGTCACAGCATATTATGAGGGATTTGTCGATGAGTATGCACTTGACATCATGAAGCAGGGCGTGTATAATACTCTCAGGTTCGACAACGATGACATTGCATGCGTAAGTGCTGCTGCTTGGTTCCCCAAGCTAGCGCAGTGTCCAGACTCAGACCATTTCATTAATTCGTATGTAGTAGATGCATACGGTGATATAGTATGGCAAAACATCCCAGACCCAAGCTAGAGAAGTTAGAAAACTCTTATCTATTAGAAGATAAGTTTATGATGCCTGGTTTTGTTACCAAGAATCCATATGGTGAATGGGCTGCTGTTCCTGTCATGGGTAAACATAATAGGTACGTGGTCATACACAACGGTAAACTACTTAAAACATGTAGTTATGATGTTGCTTTTAATTTAATGATGAGTCACTATAAATGAGAGATACTATATTATATGGTGACTGCATTGCATCATTGAAGCAATTTGATGAACAAGCACGTATGTGTGTCACATCTCCACCTTACTATGGTTTAAGAAACTATGGTGATGAAGATGAACAGATAGGTCAGGAGGACACACCAGAACAATTTATTGATAACTTAGTTAAGGTATTCAGAGAGGTACGTAATGTGCTCACAGATGATGGAACTTGTTGGGTTAATCTTGGGGATAGTTACTATAATTACAGGCCAGGGCGAGGACAAGGATTGGTTAAACAAACAGTCTCAAATACTAAGCAAGACCTCCCAGATCTGTGTCCTCGTAGAGGAAACAAACTTGACGGACTCAAAGAAAAAGATTTAATTGGTATACCATGGATGTTTGCATTTGCTATGAGAGCAGATGGTTGGTATCTAAGACAGGATATTATATGGCACAAGCCTAACCCTATGCCTGAGTCAGTTAAGGATAGATGTACTAAGTCACATGAGTATATCTTTTTGTTTAGTAAGAATAAGAAATATTATTATGATAATGAGGCTATTAAAGAACCTGCTAAGGATTGGGGAACAAGAGACAGAACAAATGGTAAGTATCATAATGAAGGGACAGGATTGTCACCTCACACTGGTCTTTCCAAATCATACCCTACTAAGAATAAGAGAAGTGTATGGTCGGTGACCAACAAACCATATAAAGGTGCTCACTTTGCAGTGTATCCACCTGATCTGATTGAACCATGTATCCTTGCTGGTAGTGAGAAGGGTGACATAGTATTAGACCCATTCATGGGGTCAGGCACTACCGCAATGGTAGCTAAGAAGAATAGTAGAGCATATCTTGGGTGTGAACTCAACAAGGACTATGCCAGTTTAATAAGTGACCGCTTGAGCACCATTCCAAACAAACTTCCGCTATACTAAGAATGTTGAGGGATCACTGGGTTCCTAACTACCACACAACAAGGCACGGGTCTCCTTCAATATTGGAGTTTAATTCGAACCTCTTGTGAAAGGTGGACATTACTGTTAGGGTAATTGACTACCCCCAGTCCCTCAACTGCTGCATGTCCCTTTGGTGGTTTCAGACATGGAGGCGATAGGAAACCACCACTCTATTATATTATGAACGATGCCTTCTACAGTATCACAACAACAAAAAGCAAGATTCTTTGCTGAAGGACACACACTCCCTACATGTGTCAATGATGGATGTAATAATAATGTACAAGTAAGAGAGTGGAAGTACTGGTCATTCAAATCAGAATGCTCTAGTTGTGCCACTGCACGTAAGAAAGGAGTTGATAGACCTGGTGTTACGAAACATAAAAAGAACTATTGCGAAAATCATGATGGTCATCTAGGATGGACATGTCCTGTTCCTAGTCTATCATGGGCAGGGTTTGAGAATAGTCTCGATTTAGATCATTTAGATGGTGACCACCACAATAATGTTCCTGATAATGTCAAGACATACTGTAAACTATGTCATGGACGTAAATCATTAATCAATGGAGACTGCAACAGTAACAAATCATCTTCAAGGAGTATTGGATGA